GACCAGAATTAATATGAGTATTCATAAATTCAATATCTGTCATGTGATGGAATTTAAAATTTTCTTCCTCTTTAAAATCTTCTTCCATCTGGAGGCGCATACTATCTGTGTAATCAGCCGTATAGGCTGGTCCTTTATCGTAATGTTGATACTTTAAATTACCGTATGGATCTATGGCAATATGTTTATAAGGAATGAATCCTATTCTTTTTTTAATACCTGCTATAATTATTTTTGAACCAAGACCTTCTCTAATACCTATTTCACAAGTTGTAACTGATTTTGGTTCTTCAAAAAAAGGTAAAGTTTCACACCATTCCTTTAAAAGGTTATATTCTGTGCTATCTCCTCTGATTGCCATGCCAGGGAATATATAAGTTTTTAATTTTTTTGCAAATTAATAAAACATGACTTATTTTTTTCTGAAGATTTGTGTTCCCTTTATGCCAAAAATACTCGCGCAGACAAGAATCCATAAATTTGTAAACCAGCTCGGCAGTGCTTGGAAATGCTCGAAGAAGACTTTTATCTTGTCCATAGCGGCCGGATCGTCCGACCAGACCCCATAGGCGAGCACCAAAATCGGGAGCGTTAAAATCGCAAGGACCACCTCGTCCTTGTAGTCGTTTTGACGGGCTTCTAAAAGTTTGCCCTGGTAAGCTTCCTCACCTCGAGCTTGACGTTCTGCATGCATCAATTGTGCATCTGACATAGCCATCTTCGTCTTTTGACGATTAGCGTAAATTTTACCACCCGCGTTAATTGCTAATTTTAAGGCACTCAACCACATTGTTATATTTCTCCTGTCTTCGTTTACATAATAAGTTTACCATTTTATCTAGAGTTCTTCTAGCCCCTTTGCCGTTGATACGCCACCTCCAGGTGTCTTTGTGATGTTCTTTCCTTCTTTTACAAGAATAAAAAGACCCTCCAAACATGTCATGAAAGCGTTTAACCATGTCTTTATCAGTTGTTTCAACGGTACAAGCTAGATATTTTCTTTTTTTCCACTTTGACCAAATACCAAAGCTACCTTCGCCGTCAAAAACTCCAGCTAAAAAAATTATTTTTAAAGTTTTAGGTAATTTATCGTAATTATATAGATTTTTTTCTAGATTTGGCAGATTTAGCTCCTAGTTCAATATATTTATTGCCAACCATTGTCAAACCTTGTGGGCAAGGTCCTTTTTTAGGTGGCGGTCCATATCTCACTCCCCCGCTTAATCCTTTCCTCTTATTTTTGGGCAAGTTTTTCTCTTGCAACATCTAATCTTTCATCCGCTTGTGCATCTTGCGTTCTTAATTTGTCGTATTGGAACTCTAATTTATTTGCTTCTCTAATATTTTCTTGTTGTTGTTTAAAATTCATTTCATTTTCTTTTCTTTGTAAGTCCATAGCTTTTAAATCTATTTCTTGTTGTTTTATTCTTACTAATGGATCTTGTTTTTGTGCATTTGAAGCCATTTCTCTTTGTACAAGCTCTTGTGTTATCTGCGCAGCCATTTTTGCCACTTCAGCATCATACCAAATCTTAAATTGTTGTGGATCTTGTTGTTGTAATTGTGCTGTTTCAGGATTTTGTTCCATCATTGCATTCACTTCTTTTCTTGCTTTAAAAGAAATGTGATCAGAAATGTGTGATTGAAGTAATGCATACACCTGGGGGTTAATTTGAACCATTCTGGAATTAATAAATGCCATGTGAGCAGCCAAATGTGCGTCATGATCTTGAAATTCAAACGCAGTAAGTAAATTCATTTGCAATGCACGTGCATTTTCTTTAGCCGGATCCATAGGTTCTGGTTGTTTTGGTGGTGGTTTTAATAAAGTATCAATTTGTTTAGTACCTAATGCTTCATAAACTCTTCTATATGCTTCATGTAAGTTGTGAAGTTGTGGATTTGATGTGGCAACTTGCAATTGTGTCTGTGCTAAAGTTACTCTATGAGACATAGACATAATATTTGGATCTGCAACAGGTAAAATATCTACTCTATTATCAAAATCTGATGCTTTTATTTGTCTAGGTCCACCATAAACATCATAAGGATACTCTGGTGGTAAAAATTGTGCACAAATTCTTGCTAAAATTTTAAATTCTAAACGCATAGCGTAATAACAACGTTTATGTACACCACTCATAACTCTACTTCCTCTTTCCATTAGAGCAATTGTTGTTCCAACAGCTCTATTTTGAAGGTCATTACCAACACCAGAATCTGTAATTGCTGCAAATTTTTGTCCAGCATTTACCACAAAACCTAAAAGTTGGTATAAAGTTACACTTGGCTCAGTAAAAGGTAGATTAAAAAATTGATCTCTTATATTTCCACCTGGTGCATCTACATCTCTAAACTCACCTGGTTGTAAAGGTTGATCATCATCTCTAACTCTTATTCCTCTAGACTTAAATCCGGCAGGTAAATTTTTTAAAGTTCCTGCATCAATTAATTGTCTTAATGATTGAGTAGCCGCTAAAGATAAACCACCAATCATGTGTGTTAAACCAAAACCATAAAAGCCAAGTCCTGGTAAAAATTTGTAATGAACAAAATATTCTATTCTTGTATAAGTTGGATCATCAGGTTTATAGTTTCTATAGATAGATAAAATCTCTCCTGAGTTTTCATCAATAGTTACAATGTAAGGTATTTTAATTTTTTTAGCTTTATCATCATGTAATTCAAAGTCATCTAAATTTAAATCAACATGCATTTCTAAAATAGTGTGTAATAAATCACTACCAGTTCCTTTTACCCCTTCTAATTCATTAATTTTTTTCTGAACCCTATCTGGTTCTGTGCTGGCACCTTTAATTAAGTCTATATCTCTATAAAAACCAGCTGCCATTTTTTTGATTACTTCATTAGTTGTCATTTTAATAACATGAGTTATTCTTTCGCAATCTTTTAAATCAGATGCATAATAAGGAACAACTAAATCTTCCGCAGGAATAAATTTTGAAACAGGTCTTTCTACTAATGCATCATAATAAATTTTTTTAAAAGTGGAACCCGATAAAGGTAGAAAAAATAACATTTGATCCATATCTGTTGTAAATTCTTCCATTTCTTCCATTAGCATATAATTCATATATTCTTTAACTCTAGTAGCTTGTTGTTCAATGGATGGAGTTGTTAAACCTACAACTTGAGTTCTTACTGGACCGTCGCTTGGTATTAATTCTTTGTAAGCTGATGCTTGAAATTGAGTTACTGATTCCGCTAATAAAGGATGGGTAACATTAGAAGCTCCTTTAAAGGGACGAGTAACTTCTGTGTATTTTGTTCCTAAAAGATCTAGACCTCTTACATAAGTGTCTTCCCATTCCTTTCTAGAAATTTTATCTTTTTTATATTCTTGTACTAATTCTATTGCCATAGACTTAAGAGTTCTTTCGTCCATGTTTTCAGCTAAGTTTACATTAAAATCATTTTGAGGTGCTTCTTCAATTTCTTCTTCACCTTCGATCATAACTTCAGGTGGTAAACCCTCGGGTTGCTCTTGAATTTCTTCAACTTTTTCTTCTTCAGTTATTTCTAATGGATTATCTTTTTCTATAGCCATGATTCATTGTACCTTATCGGTTTAAACATATCCACCACTAAGCCTCCCTGTGCCTTATATGTTTTCTGAGTATATTTCATCAAAGGATTCACCTTAACGGCAAACGCATCAAAATACAAGTTCGGATTTCCTTCTTCTATAAATCTCGAACCTGGCTGTTGGACTTTATAAGCCTCCTCATGATATATACTTTTAATTTTTTTCTTGGATAAAGCATGAGTAGAAGGGTATTCAAAACTATTATATTCTACTTTTTTATAGGGTTTTTTAGGATCTGATAAAGATAATTTTACAGGTTCTGCTTTGGAATCATAAAATTTAGCTGCTTTTTTCATTACGTTTGGCATAACCGCTTGTCCTTTTTTATCTATGCCTTTACCACTAGCATAACCGTAAAATCTTTCATTACCTGCTTTATACCCTTGTCTAAAACTTAATTTTTCAAAAGGGGCAACGGCAACATAATCAACGCCTTCTTTAGCCGCTTTATTCATTAAATATTTTAGAGCATGATCTCCGTATTGATCTGCTTCTACCATTGGAAAGTAATCATATCTTTTACCATCGCCATCTCTTGCACGTGAAAAAGTATTTTTTAATTTTCTATTAATATCAGCTAATTCTTTTGCTACTCGTTGTGCACCTACACTATTATTTCTATTTATCTCCTTAGTCATTTCTTTCACTAAGTCTGATCGGTTTGCAATTAGTAATTTCATTTCAAGATCTGCTTGAAAAGGATTTACTCTGTTCTCACCACCTAACTGTTGTGCTTTTGATAAAGCTTTAGCAATACTTTGATTAGCATCAGATTGTACTTCATGAATTAAAAAAGCTTTTTTACCATCCGGTGTATATCTTGTATCAAATCTTACGTGATAAATTTGATTTTTACCGTGTTCACTAAAATGACTAGGACTTCTAAAAGGACTTTGATTTGAAGGTATTGCTTCATCTAATTTAAATATGGTTTCTCTATAATTTGTTCCACCCTGTAAAGTATAACTTGATTCATCTCCATATTGAGTTCTAACATTTTTCCCACCAGTTTTTACAAAAGCATTATCTACTTCACCCATTATTTTATTTATTTTTTTATAATCGCTGGCATAAGTTTTAGCTTGTTTTGCGTAAGTTATGTTTTCATTAAAATTTTTCATAATTTTTTGTATCGCTGATTTACTTAAATTATCTGCATCTAATCCTTTTAATTGATAAGAAGCCTCTGTTAAATTGTCAGCAATTGATCTATATTCATTTCCAGCTATCTTGGTATATTTAGCAGCCATGTCATCTAGTTCTTTAGATGCACTTTTTGTCAATGTAAAAAAGTTATTCCAAGCTTGAGGAGTAACACCTAATTCAACTGCTTTTAATCTGTTTAAAGGATTAAGTTTAATCATAGCGCCTATTTCATTAGCATCTAATCTTAAACCAAATTTTTTAGCTGCATATAATAAACCACCTGTTAAGTCTCCAGCTTCATTAAAAATAGCTACGTTAGTATCAAATAATTCCTCTTTAGTTACGCTTGTTTCTCTACCGGCAAAAGGACCTGAATCATATTTAAATCTTTTTTGCTCTCTAATTTTTTTTGTTACTGGCTTACCCCAAACTTTAAAATTAGCTGTTCTTGTTGAAGTTAAATGATTTAACCATTGATCAGCAGTATATTTTCCTGGACCCATTTTCATTGCCCAGTCATACGTAGAAGATCCAAACGCAGGAGGAGTTTTATCCCCCATATATAATGATTTAGTTTGCTGTCTAATTACAGGTGGATTAGCCATTTCTTTTTTGGCTAATTGTAATCCTGTATCTTGAGGAGTTTTACCTTGATAAGTAAGAAGCTTTTGTTGTTTTCCGGTAGTCGGTGTCGCTGATTCTTTTTTACCTTTGAGAAGTCTTCGACCGATCCCTAGGAATAAATTTTTAAGGGACATTTATCCCCCTAATAAAGCTTTGTAGGTTTTGTTTTAGCTAGTTTGCATTTAACTCTTATAGACTTGCCTTTTTC